GGCGGTGGTTTCTAATAGTGCTCCTGCTGCGGCGGCGGCGGTAGCTCCTGTAGTTGGCGGTGCTCGTGCCTCTTTACTTGCTAATATGCCCCGGTCATTAATTGCGGGCGGTGCTCGCCAAATGGTAAACGAGGCGGCAAATCAGCTAAAGAACCTATCTAAGGCATCTAAAGACGCAGCAAAGGCTGTCAACGGTGCGGCAAACTCCGTGGTGGGTGGAGCTCGTTATGTGGCAAATAACGTAAGTAAAATAAACCCCGTACAAGTAAATTCTGCCGTACAGCAAGCTGGTAGAGTATTAAACGGTGGTGCCCGCAACATAAATGCGGTTGCCGAACGCAACATTGTACCCAGCGTTAACCTAAAGTCCAACGTTAACGCAAAGACCCTAAATGCAGTCAAAAACGCGGCGAAAAATGTTGCAGCGACAAAGAAGGCAAACATTAAGTTGGTCGGTGGTAGCCGTCGCTCAAGAAAGACCCTCAAGAGCCTCCTTTCCTTCTTCTAAATATATTTGAACCTATAATATTTTAGGCTTATTATTTATTTATTTTATATTGTGTTTATAACATAATATATATAAAAGACAGCATTAGAGCCCCATCCACTCATTTGCCTTTGGTTTTTTTATTCCAGAACAGGGAGCATATGACATTCTATGAAGTTCGGTAGGCCCATATTTCTTGAGACCTTCCATATGCTTTGACGCACCATATCCCTTATTACTTTTTAGCCCATATCGTTCATCAAGTTCGGGTCTCGATTCACAACAGCTCAAAACCCAATTATCACGCTCAACTTTTGCTAAAATCGATGCAGCGGCAATCGCAAGAAATTTTGAATCACCACCGACGATTTTATTAATTTCCGCCTCAGGATTTTTAGCCCAGGGCTTCCAACAATCGCCATCAACAAGAATACGTTGTACCGGCACAGCTAATCCCTCTAATGCCTTGTGCATCGTATTTAAATCAGCCTGTAAAACATTTTCTGTATCAATCTGTTTATTGTCACACCAAGCCACATTATAATCCACCGCACAGTCTTTTATATAGTCATAGACTATTCCACGTTTACGCTCACTTAGTTTTTTGGAATCCTTTATATGGGATAATGCTTCGCCGTTATCAAAGAAACAGTCAAGTTCAGCAGGAAGAACTACGGCTGCAACATACATACGCCCAAATAGAGCCCCGCGCCCAGCTTCGTCAATGCCAACTTCAATAGCATCATCTTCAATAAATCTCAAATCATATGACATTATTATTTTTTAATGAATCGATAAATAAAACTAAAGTCAATTTTGTATTATTTATTCTTATTTTTAAAAACATGATAGAAATCAGAGGACCGTTATGAATCCAGGAACAACATTATTTATTATAACAGGCGTAATTGGCTTATTACTTTATATTTCCAAATCTCTAAAACCGACTTTATATGAGAACTTTACAACATTAGGGAAAGACGATGTATCAAACAAGGGTGCTAATGCTCTTTCCGACTTACAAAATGGAACAACTAATTTTGAAGCGTTAATGAATGCTTTCTCAACCCCGGATTTAAATATGAGACCTACAAATAAAAGCTACCAGAGTCCACAATTATCGGATTTTATTAAAAAGCCAGAATTAACCCCTGTTTCAATAGATACTAAACCACCGACAAATAATATACCAGTCAGGGCACCGGCGTCTATTTTGAGCGTTCAACAGCCTGAAAATAAAAGCACCCCGATAACACTATCGGACACTCAAGGTCTATTGTTGAAAAATAATGTAGCAAACTCAAATGTACAGCCCCCACTGCCATTACTACCACCGTTACCTCTTCCTAAACCGTTAGTCGAACAACAAATCGAACCGCAACAAATATTGAGCCAACAACCTATTATAGTACCGGTCAATACAGAACCTATACGTAGTTCAAAAAAAAAAAAATCTAGAAACCGCCAAAGAAATTCACCCGGATATACTTCTGTAGCTGAAAAGATAGTTTATGTACCACGAAAATGCCCTCCGCTACCAGACATGTCTTTATATATTCGCAAGGATAGCATTCCTTGCTGGGGATGTAATCTCAAGTAAGCACAGGGAGACAATGGGCAGTAGGAATCTTTTCATTATAAGTACATCTATTGGCATTTTATTGTGTTTGGTAAGTTTCCAATATATTTATATGGCACAAAAAAGCAAAGAAGGATTTAGTAATCCGAAAAATAAAGAAAACATTCAAATAGTTAGACCAGATTCGGCAAATTATTCAAGCAAAGTTCCGAAGCCTGAAGGCACTAGTGTAATTCCTAACACTGTGCCAGGAGCGACAGATTCAAACCCAACGAAATCGTTAGCCTCTATTAAAGATATTAAAGAGCTTATAGAAATAATCAAAACATATAACTCTGTATATGAAATAAATACGGAATCGGCTTCTCAAAACACTGAATACGCATATTTAAGCTCGAATTCGATAAATTATCAAAAAAGTTTACAAACACAAATAGATAGTGGAATAATAAGCGATAAATATAAGTTTATTAAAGATTTACGTGAAAGATATGTAAAAGCCACCCGTGTGCTACGTCAAAATGTGACTGGTGAAAATAGGACACCGTTAACAGAAACAAAATCAAAAAGCTCCAGTAAAGTTTTAGAAATCGGTGACTTGGAAAATACTATAGAAAGAGCTAAAAAGGAAAAGGCAGATATAGATAATATGCGTTCTCCTTCATCTGATATTAAACAACGTGCTGTTAATTTAGATAAAGTAATACAAGACCTTCAGGATTATATAAGTAAAATAAAACGAGGTACAATGAAAATAGAAGACATACCTATTTCAAAAAAAGAATTAAATACGTTTCTAGATAATAAAAATGGTAATCTAAATATATCAACAAAAAAAAATAAATCAAGATCTAAATACTTGACTTCTTCAATGATTAAAAAAAACACCGAAGGGAAATTTATCAAAGATTTATCAAAAGCTGTTAATGATTTATCCTGGGAAATAAAATTAGGATACGACCCGAAAGTAACCTTACATCGTAAAACAATGGAACGGTTGGAAAAAATAAATAAAGAGATAAAATCAGGGAAATTAACCAAAGAGGTTTTAGAATCTAAGATTCTTGAATTACAGGTTCTTAAACAGCAGTGTGAAACAAATAATAGACGCAATTTATCATCGACAGATAATGTGATATTAGCAAATAATAACAATGTGGAAAATTATGAAACGTTAGAAAAGGTTGAAGGCTATTCTGCTCAAATAGACAAGGCTTATCAACCATTAATTCGTACAGTCAAGCAGGCATCCGATTCAAACGACTGGCGTTCGCGTCCAGGATATGAGCCGACTAACGAGATTATAGGTCAACGAGCCAAAGCATCAAGTTTTGACTACGATACTGTATCAAGCGTAGATTATTTCAAGCGTTCTCAGTTTTTATGTAATCAGATACGGGATGCCGAATTAGGTGACCCGGCAGATTTTGGCTGTATTACAAATAAGGACGACGTAAGTTCTGAATATTCGTGGCGCGGTAATTATAAAATGGTTTGTAGCAGACTTGGGAATACTTGGGGAGGCTGGTATCCAGAAATGTTTGGTTGCCCGAAATCCGAAGTCTCAATAAGTATGGTGCCAAACAAAAAAATAGATATATAATTATTTGTTACATTATTGGCATTATGAAGTTGTACTCCCTTTGGGGGCACAACTTCGTAAGGCCGTAGTTGCTGAGTATCGTAAAGTTAAGAACACCCCTTTGAAAGGGAGTGTACTTAACTTCGGCACTTTAAAGTACACCAACGGGCATTTCAAACCGGCACTTTCTGAAAGAAATTGTGTCGGGATTTCATATTACTTGTTGGTAACAAGTGTCGCTTTGAAAAACCCGGCTGTGTAAATTATATTTTATGTCATTATCTATAAACTATAGTTTTTAACCCGGTAAGTTTTTATCCTTTAAATATAGGGATGAAAGGCAACGCCAGATTTAGTTATACTGTTGCCGCGTTTGTGCTTTTGGCAATAATTTGTTTAGCGACCGGATATTTAGCCGGAGTTCAAAGTAATACAAAAACGGAGGGGTTTTCAAGCAATGAAAGCTGTAATGTATGTAACAAAACCAAGCCCGATTGCGGATGTAGACCAGCACGCTCAAAATGTGGCGTATGTAATTTACCAAAGAAAAAATGTACTTGTGAAAAACTAGCAGAGCAAAAAAACATGGAGAAGGCTATTATGGGCATAGCGGCATCCCTCCCGGAAAGCTGTCCACCACAGGCTCCTTGTCCTGTTCCCGACCCAACAAAATATGTACTAAAATCAACTGTCCCACCTTGCCCACCAATGCCTGATATGACACGGTATATGCTGAAGACCGAGTGCCCAGCACAACCTGATATGTCTAAGTATGTATTGAAGTCATCTGTACCTAAATGCCCACCATGTATAAGCAGTTGTTCTGAGCCTTGTAAAATTGGCGAATGCCCGCCTTGTCCTCGCCCACGTTGCCCAGTTGTTAAGTGCCCAGAACCTAAGCCATGTCAAGCATGTCCTCAGGTGCAGGTGGCTCCTTGCCCTGAACCTAATGTACAATGTAAGGCTCAATATGAACCAAATAGCCAAGTACGCCCAATGCTTGCGTCAACAGCCGCATTTGGTTTATAAATTTCAAGACCATTTATTATACTGGTGTACAGCACCTTCGGTGAAATTATCATTGTTAACAATAATTCTTATGAATAATTGTTAAATTTGTGACGGCAATTTTACAAACGCAAAATATTGCCTACAAGGGCGAGCAGGGTTGTTTGATCTGAAAAATTTAAGGTATTTTATAATTTATATTATGTGAAAACTACACAATATCAGTTGAATAAATGGTATTAAATCAAACAACCCTGCTCGCCTGGATAGTTGTATAGAATATCAAATAAAAAAGCGGAAATATATGTAGATGAAATACTTACTGAAATTAGGCACTGGTGGCAATGGCTAATAAAAATTAAACAAAAATAACTCTTAATAAAATACCAAAACAAGTACCGTGAAGTGCTGAAATTAAGTACACCCTCTTTCAGAGTGTGTACTTAACTTTATGGTAATTCACAACTAAGGCCGTAGGAAGTTGTCACCCCCTTTGGGGGGGGGGGGTACAACTTCTGTACTGGCCGGTAGCTAATAATAAAAAGCATCATTTATTTATTGAGAAGACCAAAAAAATAGCAATTTTGGGAGTTTCAAGTTGAATAAATGGTATTAAATCGGACTGTGCTCGCTCGGATAATAATATTTTACACACAAAAAAATAATCATTCTATAATTTGTAAAGTTTACATAATATAAATAATATATTATAAATTTAAAAAATCTATAATCTGTGTTATATAATATACCAAAAAAAACTCTCCCGCCGGGAATTGAACCCGGGTTTGCCGCGTGACAGGCGGCAGTACTGACCACTATACTACGGAAGAACTGATTATACAAATTAGTAAAATAATCTTTTCAATTTTCAGCTACTTTCCTTGAAAAACACCCTCAGATAAATTTTCATTAACCGGTGTCACGGTAGCGTGTGCTAACACAGCAGATAAAAGCCTATCGGTTTCAATACATTTCTTAAAAATCACAATTTTTAGCGGTTCATATGTATTATAAAGTTCAGCCTTTGAAGTGGGTTTATCTAGATTGACTAATTCAATAAGAGCCTGAATACGTTTTTCAAGAGGTTCGCCAATTTTCTTTTTACGCGAAATGTGCTTCCACATCCACTCAAATTGTAAAGCCGCGTTCCAGGTTGGAAACCCCCTTACATTACAAGCAATTTCCCAACTATGTCCTTTTGCCAATGCAGTAGAAGTATACCTAGCACCACCTTTTAATACCCCATTATGTTGGCGTAAACGATGTTCCATATCAACAGTAGCACCAATATAAGTTGCTCCCGAGTCGCTTCGGATTAAACAATATGATATAAAACCCATAAATATATAACTATATTATCTATTAAAATATCTTAAAGTAAAAACGATATTTTAACATTAACTTACAAGGGTGAGCAGAGTTGTTTGATCTGAAAAATTTGAGGTATTTTATAATTTATATTATGTAAAAACTGCAAAATATAAGTTGAATAAATGGTATCAAATCAAACAACTGTGCTCGCCCGGATAGGAATATAATTAAAATAAAACGCATAATTAGTAGAGCATGGATACCAGGTTCTGGGGCCCAAGTGGGTGGCGTTTACTCCATCTGATTGTAACAGTACCAATCAAAAATAGAAAAATATCAAATATACTGAGATTTTTCGAGTTACTACCATATGTGCTTCCGTGTAAATTCTGTCGTCATTCCCTTTCAACATACTATGAAAAAAGACCTATGCCTTCTAATTATAGTGATCTTGAAAGATGGCTATATAACATACATAACGATGTAAATGGTAAATTACGTGAACAGAAATTATTAAATGAACATGATCCAAGTTTTGCCGAGGTTCATAAAACATATTCCGAATGGGTAAATACACCTTGTGTAAGCACGCAAATACTTGGTTGGGATTTTCTTTTTTCAGTAGCAAATACAACGCCGAACAAACAACTTAAATCTACACCTATGCCGAATCCGCCAGAAAATATAAACACAGCAGAATTACGCAATAGATGGAATACGATGAATTATAAAGAACGATTGCCGTTTATTAAAGAATGGTGGGAATTACTGCCGTCGGTATTACCGTTTATACCGTGGTGCGAATCGTGGAAAAAGGCCATACTAATACATAAATCGGCTCCTTTAAAAAATGGGAAAAAAGCTGTTATTGAATGGTTATATAATATGGAGAAATCGATATGTAAAATTATGTCGGAAGATGCCCCGCACAACTCATTTAGTGGTTTATGTAAAGAAATGCGAGCATTTTCGTCTGGTTGTGGCTCTAAAACTAGTAAACGTATTAAAACTTGTAGAGCAAAAAAGGAAAAAGCACGAAATAGTCTTCGTAAAAATAGACTAAAAGACGCAAGTTTATAAATATCCAAGTTATCTACAAGGGTGAACACACTGTACGTGTATTTGTTCAGAAAACTTAAGGTATTTCATAATTTATATAATGTAAAACTAACGATCAGTACCGAAGTTTTACCTCCCAAGTGGGTACAACTTCTTACGGCTGTAGCTGCGAAGTACTGAAGTTAAGTACAACCCCTCTGAAAGGGGTTGTACTTAACTTCAGCACTTTACGGTTGTCGGTAGGAAAATCTTTTTTATAAAATAAAAAAGCCAAACGTATTCACCGTACCCATTGTATATTTGTAGGATTTATAGGATTATTTATTGCTGATGTTAATCCTATAGGCAAAGATTGTCGTGCTCCTTTTAATGCATTAGCAGCATAAGGAACACCAGCTTGTTCCTGCATTTTGTATATATTTGCTATAGATGGTGGGTGATTCGTCAAGTAATTTGACAAGGATTCGTCATATTTATACCTTTTAACAGGATCAGATAAGGTATTGTATGCGTCTTTCAATAATTTTTTATCTGTATTTGAACCTAAATTTTTCTTTCGATTATATGCAATATTTAATTCAGCTTTTGTAAGCGGAACTCTTTTATTTACAATACCAAGTGTTGTGTAATAGTCCGGTGGCATGGCACTTGCGTTAAAAGAGCCTTTAACAGAAGGCTTTGCTGTAGATAAGTCTGATATTAACCCAATAGCCTGAGGTATACCTGTCATTTGTGTATGCTGCATAGCCCCAGGGGCAAACGGGTTAGCACCGGGATTGGTAAATCCTCTAACGCCGAAAAGCCCTGTGCCGTCATTTACGGAATAACTAGTATGACTGCCAGTTAAATTAACACGATTAGGATCCTTGTATCCGAATTGGCCCGGCTTAGGAACAAAAATCAATGAATTAGGACTCTGACTCGTATTCGGATTTGTCACCAAGCCCGGATTCGCAACAGGAGCTGAACTGAATGGCCACAATCCTCCACGTTTTAATGTTTTCCGTCTTCTAATGTTTTTTTTCCCAGTCTTCCGCATTTTCTATTTTAATAATATAAATTTTTTACACCTTTAAACATTTAAAACGCCGATTTATAATAGTAGTAAAAAATCCTTCTAAAAAATGCGAATTGTCGCCTACCGACCAGTGCTGAAGTTAGGTACCGTGAAGTGCCGAAGTTAAGTACACCCTCTTTCAGAGGGGGTGTACTTAACTTATCCAGGCGAGTTGAGTTTTTTGATTTAATACCATTTATTCAACTTATATTTTGTAGTTTTTTCATAATATAAATTATAAAATACCTTAAATTTTTCAGATCAAACAACCCAGCTGACCCTTGTAGGAATTTCACGGTAATTGAACCGCTGTGTTTTAGAGGAGTACAGTCTTGTCTTGTATAATAAGCATATGGATTAAAATATATATCGTGAAGTGTGGAAGTTAAGTACACCCCTTTCAGAAAGGTGTAGTATCCGGGCAAGTACAGGTATTTGATTTACACCCATGCCGATTTTAATCGGGCGGGTAAGTTGTCAGTGCGTGATGAAAATGACGCCTGTTTAACAATAAATCGCAAACGAATTATTGTTAAAAACGCTCATTTAAAATCCGCACCGGTCTAATACTATTTATTCAACTTATATTTTGCAGTTTTTAGATAATATAAATTATAAAATACCTTAAATTTTTCCGATCAAACAAGCCTGCTCACCCTTCAAATGTTCATTGGTCTAATTCTTGCTGGAGGATGCTTTCTGTTTTTTTATCATATACTGTTCCAACCCATTTTCGTTTCCATATTTCCGCACTAGCTAAGCTACACGCTTCTATCTCATCAAAATTATTAGATACAAACTTAGCATATAAATTACAATAACTAGCAATATCTAAATCGTTCCAACACGGGTCTATATTTAAATGTACCCGGACATACTTTCCGTTTCTCAAAACCCATCGCATTTTTAATAATAACATTTTTTAACCCCATCTCATTTTTATTTGTATATTTGTTGAAATTTAAAATCTAATATAAAACACAGAAACAAGATGGGTGGCCCGGAATTAGCTATGTTTTTAGGTCTAACATTAATTTGCCTATGGGCTGTTTACAGAGTATATGTTTCCCAAATTATGAAAAAAGAAGGGTTTGAATCATCTGCTCAAGAGGGACATAGTTTTGTAATGTATTACGCTGATTGGTGTGGACATTGCCAACGGGCGAAGCCAGAATTCAACAAACTCGGTTCTAAATTGACCATCGGCGAGAAGCAGGTAAATGTTGTTTCGATAAACCCCGATACGAACCCTGAAGCGGTGGCTGGGAAGGACATAAAGGGTTACCCGACAATCCATCTTTATTGCCCAAAAGGCAATCTTGTGAAGGAGTATGCCGGTGAGCGGACAAAGGAAGGTTTTTTTGGTTTTTTAAAGCAGTACGTTCGTTAACCCATACTAAAGCTGTATCATGGCCAATTTTAATAAGTTCTTCACGGTCTTCTTTTTTTAAAGCAAGATGCCACGAAGGAATTCCTCTAATTTCAATATTAATAACATTTGGGTGTTTAATAAAAATTGCTTTTGAACGCCAGTATTTATCCCTAAAATTAATAATTCTAGGTATATATTCACTAAGCGTCGTAGGCTCTTTTGTATCATCACTTATCTTAAAGTTTAAACCAATTGCCTCCTTTTTGATGTCTTCCGATAAAAGAAGCCATGGAAAATTACAAGCCACGCCACCGTCCACGAGTAGATGATTATTAACAGGATTACGAAATGGCATATAAAAAAAAGGTATAGCCGTCGACGCCCTTAATGCGTCTACAACTTTCAAAGTAGGAAATGATTTAGAATCAAGAATTACAGGTTTTGTATCTGTAAGATCTGAAGCAGTTATATGAAG